CTATCTATATAAGGTGTATCATACGAGCTGCCTGCATAGGCTATATAGTTTGGATAGTCTGGGCTTTGTCCGAGTTGATGTAGATTATAGAACCAATTCTTTCCTTTGGGTGTTGAACAGAATAAGACTTTCTTGCCTCTTACTGCGAATACTGGACGGATTGCTTCTTGCCATGCATCATCTTTCATGAATGCTGCTTCATCTATTATACCATAGTCACAGGTTAAACCCCTAATATTATCATACCTTTCGGCTGATCTAAATATTATTGTAGAACCATTCTTTAATTCTATCTCGTTGGCTGAATAGTTATTATTCTTTACTATACCGCTTTCTGCAATGGCACTAATCATTTCTTTGTGTACCTTACTTGCTTGTGAGTACACAGGAGACACCCAGAGGATCTTGCATGGTCCATTGTTAATAGACCAGTAGAGTGCTAAGTTAATGCCCATCAAAGACTTACCAAATTGTCTGCCTATAGATGCAACATGATATTTAGATTTAGATTCTAATATACCTTGTATAAGTTCTCTCTGTTTAGGATGTGGTGTAAATCCTGTGTATACCATTATTCTTCTATTCTATCTTGGTCGTCATTAATATCTGGACCAAAGTTAAACTTAACATTTTTAAATAGGTCTTCACCATCATTACCTACTACTTCTTGTCTTGCTAACTTAGGTATAATGTATTCTGATAATCTTAGCATTAAGTCCATTGCTTTTGCTGGATCTTCTCCTGCTATTTGACTTAACCAAATACTCATGTTATCTAAGTTCTGTTCTGTTAATCTTTGGTAAGCTTCTCTTATTTCTTTAGTAGCTTTGTTCTTTGAGCCTGGTTTTCTGCCAGCTCTATTGATGTTTTCGTCTCCTCCTTTAAATGCCATGGCCGTCTATTGGTGTTTGTTTAGTCTTTTTAATCGATTTCTTAAAAGCTTTCTCTGCTTTCTTTAATCCATCTTCTGTAGTTGCTTTAACGGTATACTCGATACCGTCAACTTTAAATTTCTTTTCTTTCATTACTTGCTTCGTATTTTTCTAGTTGAAACCTTACCATATTAATAACAGTTGATTGGCATTTGCCACAGCCGTTAGGTTTCTTGTTTAACCCTGTTAAAGCATTGTGTATTTCATATAACACATACTTCTTATCTCTAGGTACGCTATGGTTGTTGTACAGTATGCCTCTATTATCTTGGCACCATTGGTATTGTTCTTTGGTCATGGTCTTCTTAGTTCTTTGTTAATTAGTTCTGCTAACACACCTGCTACTATACTACTAAATATAAAGCTCCATCCGTTTGTAAAGATGAAGATTGGCATGCTTGCCCAGAATGTTAAACACAACGGGCAGTTGAATGGTTTGAAGTCTATCTTAAACTTCTTTAGTATTGCTTCCCATATAGGGGTTTCTTGTAATACAGCGCCTATACAGGCTACTGCTAATATTAATTCATAGTTCATAATCTAAATTCATGTTTTTAAGTGTTAATCGTATGTGCTCCTTCGCTTCGTCTACCGCTCGTCTTATGCTCGTGCGTGGTATGTTAACGGTTCTTGCGATATCTGAGTAGTTTGGGTTATCTACATACATTTGAAATAAGCATGCTCTAAACCATTGTTCTTTTGTATCTGCTGACATATCTTCTAAGATACCTTGGATCACTGCTATCATCTTATCTTGATCATGATTATATTCTTCTACTTCCATATGATTGGCTTTTCTATTTCCGTGGTTTTGTATATAGTCAACATAATCATTATCAGTAAAATTGTTTGCATCTGGCTTTAAACTATGGACTCTACCTTTTTGACGGTATAGAGTATGATATTGACTTGTACTTGAGTTAAAACTACGCCACATAATACCTGATAAGAAATTCATAGCTCTATTAGAGTCTACAAGTTCTTGTCCTCTTTCGTGTTCCATGAAGTGCGCTATAGCAAAGTGAGCTACGTCTTCTGATTCAGAACTACCTTTACATATTTTCTTAGACATTAGGATTATCTCGTCGTAATTCTTAGTTAAAAACTTATTCATACTTTTTAATAGTGTCAAGTAATATCTCGCACTGTTCATACATTTCTTTTTCTTCAAACTCAATTATATCAACTGTCATTTGATCTATGGCTAGTGCATGGCTACCATACTTCCTGCAATAATGCACGTATATTATTTTGTATATGTCTCTATCTTTAATATAAGTCATATCTTAATTTCAGGAATTTGTATTCTGATATACCTAACAACGGTTTCTTATATAGCTCTTCCATATCCTGGCCTTCTACATAGTCATGCATTACTTCTTGTGATACTAATCTACTTTGTATATAGTAATGTAGTGCAATTGCATGGGGATCATGGAGATAGACGAGTTTGCCTGGAGGTGTTTCCTTATTAGTCCTTGTATTAGTAAACAAATGAGGTAAGAATTGAATAGCCCAATGTGATCCATGGTTACCAATTTTAAATACCGTTCTTAAGGTTTCTGCTTTAAGATTAATATCCGTCATGAAGGATTTCCAACCTAATATATTTTGAAAATCCCTATTTGACATGTTGTATACTGTATTTCTATCTCTTTTTCTATAATGTGGTATCTTATGTAAAGTCATTATAAAACTAATCAACACTATCTCTCTATCATTAAACTTATCCTGATTGTCTTTTACAAAGTCAGGAACTTGTAACATAATTCTATAAGGTCTTTTCATATAGATTATATATTTGATTTAGAATCATACATTCGTTTCAACAATCTTAATTGTTCAAATACATTTTTCATATCATCAATAACATCATCTATTGTTTTACCACTCTTATCTTTAGTAAGCTTATAACCTAATGTTATAAGGTGTTTACCTAGCATTGCTTTGTGTTCTTTAGTCATTTTGTTTTTGTTTTCTTAAGTTAATACCTTCTATTACTACTCTATCGCACATTTCCCATATTCTTTCTACAGTTCTAATACCATACTTATCTGTTAAAGCTTTTTCATTTAAGTTAGTAGTAAAGAATAATTTTACTGGGTTATCTGGATTTCTTTGGTTGCTATCATATAAGTTTTGTACTACATATACTACGGGATCTAATCCATTACCAAAGTGTTTAACGTTTTCTTCTAATCCTAAATCATCTATAATAACTGTGTTGTTGTTATATTCTAATTGTGGATTGATTAAACCTTTAATAGCACTTAATCCTTCTGCTTGAAATTCCATAGCCAATATAGATGCACTGACCATTCTTGGATGTCTTACTATAGTTGTTTTACCTACACCAGGTTTTCCAATGTATATTGCACCTTTACTTTTTTGGTGGTATAGTGCTGCTTCTTTTCTGCTTAATTTAACTGATGTTGTCATAATTGTCTTCAAATGTTTTTGTATTAGTTATATCTTTGTGTTTGTTATTTGTTTCTTCTTGTAGCTTTAGCCATTCTTCTGTATAGCATTCTTCCTCTATATAGTTTTGTAGGTTTTTTACAAACTTACCTGCTACATCTAAATATCGTTTAAGATTCTTACCAGCAAGCTTAGCTTGTTTAATATCTAGTTTTTGAAACTTCTTTAGACCATGTTGTCTATTACCTATACGGTTTTTAGGGTATACTTCTACTATCTTAAAAAAGATCTTACCTAATACCTCATCGGATTTAGTCTTTTGTTTTTTAGTCTTATTAGTTTCTTTGTCTTGGTCGTGCCCTAAAGGCTCGTCTAGTGGTGCCTCAGAGGCATGGCTAGTGGTGCCTAACAGGAACGACAAGACTTGCTTCTCATTAACTGTATAGTGATTCTTTGCTGGAACACCTCTCTTTACTATAGTTACAAAACCTTTGCTTTTTAAAATGTTAGTAGCTTTACGTAAATAATCTAGAGTTAATGGTAAGTCTTTTACTAATCTACCCTGTTGTTGATAGAATCCACCGTCTTCAAAAAAGTTATATTGTAAATCAATGAAGTGTTGTAATACAATAGTAGCATCTAAACCTAGTTCGTTTGCTAATTCTTTGTTAATAGTCCAGTGTGCCTGGTTTCCAATTACTTGTTTTAATTTCATATTAGTATATCTTAGATAATTTTTTAGCTTCATAGTAATAAGCCATGTTTTGTTTGTAAGTAGTCCACTCTAAATTACTTGCACGATT